ATGCGTACACCTAAGTTCTGTGCTTTGGGTGGTAAGTCACAGTATGACTACAATCGTAACTTATCGTTTGCTTGTAACACATCAGTACAAGGGGGTAAGTATTTAGGTAACATCAAACTAAAAGACATACAGTTTTCTCATGTAACTGTAGCGTATGACTACTGGCGAGTTAAGCACGGTGTGAGGGCGGCTAACTATATAGCTACCTGTCTAAGCATTGTGTTTAACACAGCTAGAAGACACAACGCACTACTGTCAAACCCTGTGTCGTTGCTTGATCGTGCCAAGCCTAAGCCTCGCAAAGTCAAGTGGACTACACCTCAAGTCAAACAGTTCCTTGATACAGCGTACAGTAATTGGGAGTGGCGTAGCATTGGCTTGATTGTACACATGGCGTTCCATTGGGCGCAGCGTATAGGTGACATGCGTTTACTTGAGTGGAAAGCATTAGACCTAAACAAAGGTGTACTAGACCTAGAGCAAAGTAAGCGTGGTGCAGATGTTCACCTACCTATACAGGGTGGGTTGTTACCTATGCTACAACAACAGAAGGAAGACTTTGGGTTCCTACCTTATGTAGCACCTAGAGTTAGGGCTAGGGCTGGCGTATATACACCCTACGATGATGTTGAGATTTGTGGATTAGTTAATAGTGTTAAAGAGGCGGCTGGCTTACCTGATGAGTTGACAGCTATGGACTTAAGGCGTACAGCTATTACTCAGATGGTTGAGAAGGGTGTTGATGTTGTGGGTATCATGCAAGTAAGTGGACACAGCACACCACAAAGCGTTGCGCCTTACTTAGTTAATACATTGGCTGGTGCTACTGAGGCATTGTCTAATAGAGAAGAGGACATGATATAATGGCACGGCGTTACGTTGAAATACATTTGATGGTAGAGGAAAGAACTCTGCGTGATATAAGGGATATGTGCTTTTTTAAGCGTATGGGTGGTCATGATGATCTATGCTCAGAGGCATGGATAAAAGTAATTAAATCAATAGAAGATAAAAAGAATGCGGCTGATTTGTGCCTAAAGGAGTATAAAGAAGATGAGTATGAATAAGTACATAGAAGACTTAGACTTAGGGGAGGGTGACACTGTAAGAGGTGATTGCCCTGATTGTGGTGGTAAGAATACCTTTACTGCTAACAAGTCAGGCGGTGCTGTCCTGTATAACTGCTACAAGCTAGGCTGTAAGATTAGTGGTATCCACACTGTAGGTATGACTGCTACTGACATACAAGCTAGGATGCAGGAAGTAGGACAAGATAAACCTAAACCAAAGGTAGAGGTTATGGAAATACCTGAGTACGTTGTAATTGCAGCTAGTAGTATACTTGATTCTTTTAGAGAAAAGTGGGACTTATGGGATCAAGGCTTGATGTATGATATTAAGGATAAACGCGCAGTGTTCCCTATCTTTATAGATGGGGTGATGATTGATGCTGTAGGTAGGTCTTTAGCTGGCGCAGAACCTAAGTGGTTGCGCTACACTGGCAAGGCTGATTACTTCATTGCAGGTACAGGTGATACTGCAGTTGTAGTTGAGGATGTCATCAGTGCTATCACTGTAGCCAAGCTAGGTTTCACTGGTATGGCTATTCTTGGTACGTCTTTAAGTGTTGCACATATGGAACAGTTGGGTAATTATTCTCAGGTTATCGTAGCGTTAGACCCTGATGCTGCACACAAGACCTTGCGTTTCAGACAAGAGATAGAGGCGTGGACAGGTGCAACCACTATTGCATTAA